CATCAAAAACGGTGAACGGATCTATGTGAAGGTTAAATGTGGCAATTTCATTTTTGGCTACAACGATGAGACGGATCCTACAAGCCCAAATGAGCAAAATAACATTATGGAGCTGAATATTGACCGCAGTATCAGCCATGATGATTACGCGCTGGCAAAATCCTACTCCTGTGGGTGTAACTGCGTTTTGTGGGCTGTGCCCGCCGGTGCCGTGCTTCGCGGGCAGAAAACCGTGGTGTACTTTGGCTGTATGGTCAACGGTGCAGTGGAGTGGGTGCCAATGGGCGTGTTTTATCCGGAAAAGGTCACTCGGTCCGGCGAATGTACCACTTTGGAAATGTACGACCACATGTATGATCTTTCTATGCCGTATTCTGCCGCCATCAGCGGTCAGCAGACCCCTTTGGCAATCTTAAAAGACCTGGCACGCCAGGGTAACTTTGAGTTGGCTCCCGGCGTGGAGAGCAAGGTCTCCGGCTTTGGCACGGTAGATGTTTCTTTGCTTTGCGGTACGGAAACAGATGATGATGGCAAGCAGCAGGTCACTGCCTATAATGTGAACGACGCCATCGGTTATGTGGCCGGGTTCTGCGGCTGTGCTGCCGTCTTTGATCGAGAAGGCAAGTTGCGAGTAGATACTTTCGCCCAGGTATATGATGGTACGGCAGAATACGCGGTGACAGATGACACGGTCACAGAGGTTTCACTGGCAGAGACGGACAAAACCTACCTGGGGATCAGTTGCAACAATGGGAATAAGAATATTCTTGCACCAGATAGTCTGTCGGTCAACAGCGAGGTACTGTATTTCGATAACCCACTGATCACCACCCAGGCCCAAGCGGAAAAAGTATTTGGTGCTGTATCTGATATGATCTACATAGATGATGGCGACCAGGGTGAGACTGTATTCGACCTGGGCATACAGTACCGACCGGGAAGTATGACATTGCTCACGGCCAATCCGGCGTTGGATAGTTTCGATGTGATCACTTACCGGGACGATACCGGCGATCACCATATCCCCTTGATGGGTGTGGAGTATGATTATGATGGCTCCGTCACTATGGATGTGGCCGCCCATGCCCGTTCAGAACAGGAGGGCAGCTCTGCCGGAAGCATTCTTTCCCGCATGATCTCTAAGGCTATGCAGCAGGTCACAGCGCCGTTGGCGCAGCGCATTCAGGACGCCACGGATTCTATCACGAACGCAGTTGGTGGTTACGCTGCTTTGATCGACCGGGACGGCGATGGTGTGTCAGACGCGCTTTATATCGGAGAGTACCCGGCGGCGGAGGGCAAGACAAAAGGACGCTGCCTGCTGCTGAATAAGAACGGCATGGCTGTTTCTACCACCGGACTGCAAGGCCCCTTTAAGGACTTTGCGGTGTACTACAACAAAAAAACCAACCAGTATTACCTGAATGCTACGGACATTTCAGCCGGTAGACTCTCCGGTATTGAGATCCTTGCGGATAAAGGCACGATCGCCGGGTGGAACATAGACGAAGACGCTTTGTATTGCGATGTGGGAAATAATCGCGCATATTTCCAAAAGCCGTCGAAGAACAGCGACTGGGTTCTATCTGTGCAAAAAAAGAATTCGGACGGCTCTTACACAGGCGTATGGGGTGTAACAATGGCTGGTAATATGTGGTGCAACGGTTCATTGAATGTTGCTGGTCAGACAACATTTGATACGGATGTTACTTTCCACAAGAAAATTTATGACTTTTCTGGTTGCGAAATCATCAATGCAGCTTCTGGTGGTAGTTCGTTAGTTGTTGGTTATGGCCAATACGACAAAAAATTGAAAACATATTTGGAAGGTGGAACGATATATCTTCGCCATAATGGTGGTGGAGTAGAGATTCAAAACGGAACCGCGACGCGCTTCAAACTGTGTTCATTGAATTGGACCCTTGATGGATCAGAAGCTGTACGAGATACGATCGAATCTGCTGGTGGATTTGTATTAAGTGCAAATGGCGGGGACAATCGGTTGTATTTATTTGGAAGCAGTATTTATCTTAACAGTAATACGACTGTCAATGGCAATGTAGTAGCGCGTGGAGATGTGAAGCTCAATTTCAAAGCGGTCAGCGGAACGGTTCCCTTAGTGGTCAACACCAGAGGTGTTATTACAACTGCCAGTTCTTCCGCACGGTACAAGGAAAACGTTAAGCCGTTGGAAGATCCGTCTCTGGATCCTATTGGGCTGTATGATGTGCAGGTAAGCCAGTACAATTACAAGCCGGAGTGTCGGGACAAAGAGCTGGTCGGTGGCACACAAATCGGCTTGGTGGCAGAGGATTTGGCCCAGCACTATCCTAATGCAGTGATTTATGATGAAGATGGACGGCCGGAAAGTTGGCAGGATCGTATTATGATCCCTGCAATGCTTAAGCTCATCCAAGAGCATAAACAGCAGTTGGACGATTTGCAGGCCGAGGTGGACGCGCTGAAAGCAAAATTGCAATAAACAGTAAAGCGGCTGCTCCGTACTGGAACAGCCGCTTAAAGGTTGTTAATCAATATAAATTCTTGGCGTCGAATCATCGCCGTGCTCAAAATAGAAATGCCTACCGGCCTTATCCACATATATGGTTTCGTGCCTATCAGCCCGGTGTGTCGCTGTCGCCCAGTAATCTCCGCCATCTGAATGAATAATTTCACCAATTGCGTCTAATGGCACTGAATTTTGTTGTGCTTTTGGTACTTTTGGTGTGGGTTGCTTGGTCGTTGACTCTGTGTGCTGTACTATAACATCTCTTCCTTGGGAGGTATAATACACAACCTGCGGTTGCGTGGTAGTATGCTTCTTCTTTTTCTTCTTAGTGGTTGTGGGCTTTGTAGTTGTTGTGGTTGCGGTCGCCCCTGTGGCTGCTGGTTCTGTAGTAGTCTCTGTGGGCTGTGTAGTAACACCAGCCAGTGCACTGGATACAGCGTGATCTACCAGACTGGCTGTCTCCTGATCATGCACTCGATTATAGTGCACCCACACACCGATACCGACCCCCACCGCCATTACAACGGTCACAACAAGGATCCACACTTTGGCCTTAGACTTCATCTCCATCTCCATCTCTCCTTTCACTCCCCACCATACCACACTTCCCCGCAGATTGCAAGAAAAACAAAAAGGCCCTCGTCTGTTTGTAGACGAAAGCCTTTTTGACTTAGAAGGGCAAGTTGTCGTCATCGTCATCGTAGGGGATGATCTTCTTTGTAGTGTGACTATATCTGTTGCAAGATAATCCTGCCCACTCTCTACGCATTTTGTTGTATGTTTCACCCTCGTTGATTCTTTCAAGATCTTCGCGAATATGTCCGTTAAGCCTGATTTTTTCCAAGTAGGTTTGGATAGCCTCATCTGCAATGTATAAACAGTCCGCAAACTCCTCACTGCATGGGCTGATAATTTCGGTCCCAAATGCATCGATCAAGAGGTTGATTGCATTGATAATGTCTACATACTTTATTGCAATGGGCTTCTTTGTTTCAACGCCTGTAAGTAGATACTCCATTGAAACATTGAGTTCCCGGCTATATGCATATAAGCAATCACAGTTGATCCCTTTCTTTATTTCACCGCGAATATGCAATCGCAAAGTAGCTTCGCTCACATTACAGAGCTTTGCAAACTCAATTTGGTTCATATTTTTTTCTGCAATCAGTCGTTTTAATCTATTGCCAACTTCCTTGTAGTTAATATTCGTCATTTTCAACACCTCAATATAATTGTTTTTGTGTCTAAATTAAAAATAGCACATAAGAGGGAATATGTCAACAATAAAACGACAAAAAAATATTTTGCTGATGTTGTTGACATAATACTGCGAAAATGATATTATGATGACATCAAATGCGAAAGGAGGTGCGAAAATGAAGGGGTCAGAAATCAAAAGTACAATTATTCGTTCTGGTTTGCGACTGTGGCAAGTCGCGGATTATCTGGGCATGAGCGATTGCACTTTTTCTAAAAAACTGCGTTATGATTTTTCGGCAGAAGAAACGCAAAAAGTTATGGACGCAATTACAGCACTGGATGATCAAAAAATGTGAATCGGTATTTTCGCCCATTTTTGGGCGAAAATAGGAAACGGCATTATGTGGCGTTTTTTGAAAAGAAAAAAGAGATTTGCTTACACGACCAAGCACAAGCAAATCCCTAAACAGCAGCAGAGGTTCTCCACTGATAGATTTATTATACCAAATACGAGGGCCTCTTGCAAGATTATTTTGTAAGGAGTTTTTGTTTATGAACGAGCTAATCAAAGTGAATTACGATGGCGATAGGCCAACGGTGTCGGCAAGAGAATTGCATAAATTCTTGGAAGTGAAAAGCTCATTTCGCAACTGGTTTCCAAGAATGTGCGAATATGGATTTGTGGAGGGCAATGATTTTCGCACATTTTTGTGCGAAAATACCGGCGAGCGCGGTAGGCCGGGAAATGATGCGCAGTTGACCATTGAAATGGCTAAGGAACTCTGTATGCTCCAGCGCAATGATAGAGGTAAACAGGCACGCTTGTATTTTATCGAGCTGGAAAATGCTTGGAATACGCCTGAAATGGTAATGTCCCGGGCGCTGCGTATGGCGGAGCAGAATTTAAGAACGGCTATGCAGGAGAATTCAAAACTTACGGTGGCGGTACAAACAATGCAACCAAAGGCAGAATATTTTGATGAATTGGTAAGTCGTAATTTGCTTACGAATTTTCGGGAAACCGCAAAGCAACTGGGAATCGGTCCTAAGACCTTTATTGCATTCCTGTTAGACAAAAAATATTTATACCGTGATAAACGCGGGCGCTTAATGCCGTATGAGGACAAGAATGCAGGATTGTTTGAAATCAAAGAATCCTATAATGATAAAACAAAATGGGCAGGCACTCAAACATTGGTAACACCCAAGGGGAGAGAAACCTTCCGTCTGTTATGCATATAGGAGGCCATGATGGAATCACATGAGAATTTTAGTTGTCGTTGCAACATCGATGAGGCTATACGCCTGTCGGATATAGCAACGGTGGACATTTTGGAAAGGGCGAGACTTTGTTACCGTGATGCATATCGTTCCGATTGTTCAGAAGATGTGCAGTGGAGATGCAGCCGATCGCTTTTGAGCGTTTACATAATGGGCTTTTTGAGTGGCGCACGAGCCGTGCGTGAACGCAAAATAAAATAGTCAGTTGGAGCAGGTGTCTATTCCTGCTCCTTTTTATTGGAGGTGAACCTCATGTAAAATACAAATTGCAGTCAACTGCAAACGGCGGCTAAGACACGCTGTTTTTTTATGTCAAAAAGGAGGATTTTATGCAGACATTAAACATTAAGGTCACCCAGCAGGCGGTGATCTTACAAAACAAAGACCCGGTGACAGCTGAGAATGTCAATCAGATTCGCTGTGTGGTAGAGCTGGACCCGGCATACGCCGATCTGGTCGTGCGGGTGTGCATGAACGGCCAGTTTGCCACTGTGGTGGATGGACAGTGTTTCGCCCCGCCGCTGCAAGAGGGAATGTGCCGCCTGGGCATTTACGGCTATGCTGTGGATGGCGAGCAGTTGGTGCAGCGTATAAGCCCGGAGCCGTGCGTATTTTATGTGCGCCCGGGTTCTTATGACGCGGCGGCTGTGGAGGCAGACACGCCGGATCCCACGGAGCTGGAGGCATATTACGCAAAGGTGCAGGCACTGCTCAAGGATATTGGTAAGGGTGTGAATGGCACTACTTATACGCCCAGCGTGTCCGCAGCGGGGGAGATCAGCTGGACCAATGACGGTGGGAAAGACAACCCGGAACCGGTGAACATTAAAGGTCCAAAGGGCGATACGGGCCCCCAGGGCGCTCCTGGTAAAGATGGAGAGCGAGGACCGCAGGGCGAACCGGGAAAAGATGGTGCAGCGGGCCCACAGGGTTCCCAAGGGGAGCCGGGCGCAGAGGGCCCGCAAGGCCCACAAGGTGAGCAAGGCCCCCAGGGCGAACAAGGACCAAAAGGTGATCCCGGTCCTGCAGGCGCTGATGGCAAGGACTATGTGCTGACGGACACGGACAAAACCGACATTGCCGCCAAGGTGGAGATCCCGGATAGCTCTGTGACTACGAACAAGCTGGCGGACGGTGCCGTTACCGGCGATAAGATCGAGTCCCTGTCTGTGGAGGGCAAGCATATTAAGCCGCGTACAATAACCGGCATGCGGCTGGCTCTAAAAACGGTCACAGAGAACCTGTTAAGTGATGAGTTGCAAGCCAAACTTACCAGCTGGGTGGGCACTCTGGCACAAGCGTCAGGCGATGCGGTCACCTTACACGAATGGTGGAACATCTCTGAGTTCTGCCCCTATGTGCTGAATGTGGATTATGACACCAAGGGCACCATTACATTGCACGCTGACGATGCTAAGAGCGGCGATCATGCCTTGACCTTGCGTAGCGGGGCGCTGGTGTCTTTCTTTGAAGAAGATGGCGTGGAGTGTGCCACAGTCACACAATCTGATTTTGGCCTGGCCGTCTTACGCAGAGCGACAGACGGCAGTGGGACGGTTACCCTGCCGACTGCGGGCAACACCGGCTCTGTTGATACCTGGGAGACCGTGTTCACTAAGACATTTGACGCCGATACAACAGCAAGCCAAAGATGGGACTTAGCTAAGCCCTGTCGCAAGATCAGGCTGCGTATGACTGTAGCTGGGAGCGCGGCCAACTCCGCCGCAGGTGATCAGACTGTGTACATCAACTCATATACAAGCAAGTGCTTCTTGCCTAACGCTTTCCGGTTCGAGACTGCAACGACCAAGGGCTCCTTCGCCGTTGCAGAGGTGGACATCACCGAGGACATGGTGCGGGTACAAGCAAATAAGAGCAACATCGCCAGTAATTTCAACGCGGCAAACCTCATGGCCGGCGGAACAATTTGGGCCGCCAGCGGTATCACATTCAACATCTTTAAGGACGCCGAGGGCCATGGCGCAATCAAAGCCCTGTCCTTTCCGACCAACGGCAAAACGATCGGAGCGGGCACTCAGATCGAGATATTGGGGGTGGCAAAATGAGCATTGAAATCGAAAGCCGCATTGCGTTTTTGAAGTCTGAGTTGGCGGAGACCGACTACCTGTGTTTGAAATTTACAGACGGTGCTTTATCTGAGGAAGAGTACGCACCGATCCGCCGGCAGCGGGCTGCATATCGGGCAGAGATCAACGCCCTGCAAGGTGGTGATAGCCATGAGTGACGCTATAATCGTAGCTATTGTGTCCGGTGTGTTTTCCCTGGCAGGATATTTATTTGGCAATTATAAGAGTCAAAGCAAGACCTTGTACCGAATAGATCAGCTGGAAAAAAAGCAGGACAAACACAATACGCTGATTGAGCGTATGTACAATGTTGAGGATCGCATACATGTGCTTGAGAATAAGCAAGCTGTTGCGGATCATAGAATTAAAGATTTGGAGGATAACAAAAAATGAAAGTAACCGCAGGAACGATCGCACGCACCGCTGTACTGGTGGTGTCGTTGCTGAATGTATTGCTCAATGCCTTTGGCAAGAACCCGCTTCCGTTCAGCGATAATGAAGTCTATACTGCTGTGTCAACGGTAGTGGCCGTGGTGGCTTCCCTGGTCGCATGGTGGAAAAATAACAGCTTTACCAAGGCTGCACTAAAGGCAGACGAAACCCTGGCACTGGAGCGCACGGAGACGGCGGAGAGTGAGGCGGTCAGTCATGAGTAAGCTGTACTATTGTCGACAGACCACGGAAAAATGCAAGTCAATCCGTTATCCCAGCAAATCCCACCCCTATAAGTACGGAACAGGCGGCTGTATCTACACCAGTGGCTGTGGGGTGTGCGCCAGTCTTATGGTTTTACATAACTTTGGTTTTACCGGCTTGGACACCGCTGCTTGGACACAGAAGTGCCTACTGATGGGCGCACGGTCCGCAGACGGCACCAACATGAATACAGTGGCAGCGTACCTTGAAAAGCACTACTCCATCGTAAGCAAGCGAGCCAAGTCTGTTGCCGATCTGAAGAACCACCTAAAAGCAGGCGGCAAGGCCATTGTATGCGTCAGCGGAGGCGGCAAGCAGCTGTTCAGTAATGGCGGCCACTATATCTATATTGGCGGAATTGAC